TTGCAAACACAGCCATTCTACCAGCAAACACAGTAGACTTTACTGATCCAAATCTAACATATGGAACAGTTCAGGTTGGTCAGGCCAAAATTGTAAGCACTACTGCTTCTTCAAGCAATACGACAGGCGCACTTATTGTTACAGGTGGTGTTGGTGTTTCTGGCGACATTTACGGAAGTGGGCTTATTCGTGCAACAAACGATACTGCATCAACTTCAACATCAACTGGTGCGATTGTAGTTTCTGGTGGTGTTGGTGTCGCAGGCAATACACACATCGGCGGCGAACTTGTTGTTGCTGACGCAAGAATTACTGGTCTTCTCACAACAGAATCCGTTGCTGAAGTCACAAGCAACATTACAGGTAACGGAGTAACAACATTTAACTACGAAAGCGGTACTGTATTTGCAGTTACACCAACCGCAAACTTTACACCAAACTTTACAAATGTGCCAACAACTGTTTCCCGTGTTCATGCGATGACATTGATCATTACACAAGGCAGTCCAAAATATGATATTTCTGGTGTTCAAATTGCTGGTGTCGCACAGACAATTAAATATGCTGGTGGTATAACGCCAACATTTACCGCAAACAAAACTGAGATTGTTGTGTTCACTCTCATTCGAACAAGTGCTGGCGCTTGGACAGTTCTTGGTCAATTGTCACAATACGGTTAATTTGAAGGGGTAAATAAAAATGCCAATTTTCAGTTCGGCAGGTAAATCAGCAATCATCACCGGGCGTGGAGCATTTCACCCTGGTGTAGTTGGAAGTGATGCTCCAACAAGTAGTGCGGCGGGATCACTAGGAACATCCACGCTAAGTGGTAACTCAGTTAACATTGCTGGAGTTACACAAAATACTGTAAGTGGTGATAGAGATGTGATTGACCCATTCTTTAGCGGACCTTTTTTATTTACGGTTGCAAGCGGTTCTCTTCCTCCAGGATTTTCTCTTAATTCGGCTACTGGACAAATTACAGGTGCATATACAGTTGCTTCATGGAATGAAGATGCAACTTATAACTTTACCGTTCGTGCTATAGACGCAACAGGATTGCATGTAACTGATAGAGCATATTCTATTGCATTATCAGTACCTTTTGAATTTAAACAAATTTTGTCTAAAGGTTACATTGCAGGTGGGTACATTAATTCAATTCCATTTCGAAATGTTCATAGAATGACATATTCTACTGATACAACAGCAAACTTAAATGACTTAATTGGAACTGCAACACAATATACTGCGGGCGCATGTAGTAGAACAAGAGCATATTGCTTTGGTACCAACGATGCGGCGGGCGCGGGATCAAATAAAACTGAAGTTTTTAATATGAACACGGAAACGGCTCAGGCACACGCTGTGCCAAGAAATCACACAACATCTAAAGATGATCTTGCAACAAGTTGGGTCTTAAACGAAAGAGCATATTTATTTGGTGGCGGCAATGTCACAGTTGATAAGTATACATTTTCCACAGAAACTTGTGTTGCGCTAGGAGCCGCATCAAATAATGTTGGGGGCGAGCCCGCCACGGCTACAGGTACGGGTTCAACTCAAGGCGATAACACCACAGTTCTTGTTTGGGGCGGCACGGCTCTAAAATTTAACATGGGAACAGATGCGCCAAGTGCCGTACCTACATTCCCAGTAGTTTCTGGTCAGCAAAAAGGTATGCCAACAAAACTAGGTAAAGGCTACATGGGAAATGAAGGTAGTTATAATGGAGGTATTAATTTCCGTGTATGGACATTTGCAAGCGATTCATATACAACCGTAGCAAAACCAGGTATTGGTCAAGGTGGTATTAACCCTTATGGTGAGGAAAATATGGTCATGGGTCAAGTTTGGGGATATGTTATGGGCCACTATGATGGCGCACAAAAAACTGACTGTATAAAATTTATCTATCCAACAAATAGTGGATACTATATGGGCTTTGGTGCCAGCGCCGCAACGCCTGCTGGATTTAATGTCCCAGCGAATCCAGGTGCACCAACTGGATCTATTGGTGGAAGAAGTTCAGGAACTACACATTGGACTGAGTAATTTTAATTTATTATTTTTTGAGGAAAAAAACATGACAAGTTTGGTCGATAAAGATTTTTATAATTCGCTTTCAGACAGATATTTAAAAAATTCTAAATCATTAAAAAGTGAACAAGATTTAATACCATTAGGAGATTCAGATGTTGAATCTTTGAGTGATCATCAAAAAGATTTGTTGCAATATGCACACAATCGTGAATTTCAAATGACGAAGTTTAAGATGAATCATTTTGTTGGTGATGCTCAAGTAACTCCATTTGCAAAACTAAAGCAACTTATCATCGAACTTAGAGTTCGTGATGAAGGGCTTATCAATTTAAATTTTGATAAAAGAAAAATTGAAACAGAGTGTAAAATCATTCAGAAAAAAATGAATGAAGAAACCGATGAATTAGAAAAAGAACTTCTTCAAATAGAACTTGAAAGAAAACAAAGAGTTTTAAAAATTAGCAGACAAAGATATGAAGATGTTTCAAAAGAAAGAGACCAATTTTTCGAATTGATTGAAGAATTTAACAATTCTCCAGAAGCATATCTACCTGATGGTAGAAAAATTATTGATGTTATGAGTGATCCAAAAGAAGAAGAAGTTTTAGAAGAACAACTTTGGACTGCAAGACTTGCCAAACAATCAGCACTTGATATGGCAACAGGAGGAAGAATTGGTTTAGGAAATATGGAAGCAATTTCAAGTCTAAATAGAGAAAAACAGGCTGAGGTTTTGTTTTTAGCAAGTGATTATGGCAATCGTTTAGAGAGCGCAATTAACTTTTTAAAAAATGAAAGTGCCAACCGATTAAACATCGAATTTAAAGATAATGCAAAAATTACTGAAGTTTTAAAATTCAACTCAGCACAAACCAAAAATCTTCTTACTCACGGAGAAAAGTAAATGTATATTTTTTATCAACCAAAAAGACCTATTGGATATGACTGGGCAGCCTTAGCAGAAGTCGTTACTGGAAATGGTGGTTCAATTCCAACAGTAGCAGGAAATTTTTGCATAGGAATAATCGATGATAGCAAAGTAAATCAAGTTCTATTTGATGATCTTGATTGGATTGAAATTACCGAAGATCAAGCAACCAGAGCATGGAAATTTTGGGGAAATGTTTCTGGCTATATCAAAATTCTTCAAACAAGTAATGCCACGGAACTTGCACAACTAAATTCTAAAGAAAGTGTAGTTAAAGTCAAATACTATTTGACTGATGAAGATATTGCATCTGGTATTTCTTTTATGAAAAATGGTCTTAAACTTGTTGTTGATGTTAGACTTCGTGCAAATCTTGAAAACATTGCACAAATGGATGAAGAAGATCGTGAGATTGTAAACGAACAATCTATTCGTGACATTGCCGCAATGATTGTTTCTGATATTAATGCCGCACAAAACTTCAAAGACCTTACCGTCATTAATCACAAATACTTAGGAATTCAAGCACCTCCTGCCATTGTAGAAGAATATAATCTATCACAACCAGTGACCGTTATTTAATTTGGAGTTTTCATGATTGAAAATATGTTTAGTGTAGACCTCTACAGAGGTCATATTGATTTGAAGTTAGATGAAACATTGATTAAAGAACTACAAGAAGAAATCACAGGAAAAAACTATTCTATAGATGATGGTGGTGCAAGTTCATCACCCGATCAACTTCGTTATCAAAAAGATAAGCGAATTAAATCTTTAAATAACGAAATAAAAAACCATGTTCGCAATGGATGGCTTGAACTTGGTATGAGAAAAGATTTATTACCATTCATTCGTGACATGTGGATGAATGTAATTTATCCTAAAGGATCAATGAAAGATCAAGCAAAAAATTCACAATATGCCGTTTTTGGAATTTATCACTTGCTTGCAGAAGAAAATTCTGGTGACATTTTGATTGAGCATCCTTTAAGAAATATGATGAACAATCATCCTTATGAGCCTCATGACAATCTACATCGATACAAAGTTAAAGTAAAGACTGGCGATTTAATTTTGTTTCCATCAACATTTTTATATTCTACTACAGAAAATAAAAGCCAATCGAATCGAATCACATTAGAGTTTGGATGTAACTTTCAATTTGACATACATTCATTTTTGATTGACAGAAGGTTGCCATAAAAATTTTCTTTTGTCATAGCGATAGTCTTCACCAAACTTACCATCTTTAGTGACAAAGTGTACAAACACCTGGTAGTGCCTATCACCATCATATTTATCACGCCAATGTGGAAGAAGACACCCACGATATACAACTAGGTCGCCTTCTTCCATTTCAATTTTTACTTTCTCACCATCAGGTTTTTCAAAATAGATTGGCCAGTCTTTGCTTCCCTTTTTAATACATATTGTTGCTGACAACTCACAACTTGGTCTGTCAATATGTCTTTTCAATTCTGAATCAGTATAGTATATTCTCATGTAACTATAAGTTTCGATCAACTTTTCGCCGGTGACTTTTTCTAGCATTGGTTTTAAATAAATTAGTAAACTGTCACCAGGCAAAGAGCCGTAGAAAGCAAAACTTGTAGGTGTTTGTACATCGCCAAAAGGAAAAGGATTATCTTCTGTTGGAGGGTTTTGAATATATCCAGCAAATTCATGTATGTCGTAGTTAATTTTTAAAAACTTTAAAAGGTCTTGACTTAATGCACCTTTTACATGTTCGTAATTGTCTTCTTTGAATGACATTTTTTTCCTTATCTAAATTTAGGTCCAACGACCCAACCAACTAAAGACTTTCTTTTTCCTTTTGTAACTTCAGCAACCCTATGCATTAAGAAAGATGGAAATATAATTACTCCACCTTTTTTTGCTGGCACAACCATAGGTTCTTTTGAGTTTAGCATAATTTCAAAATTTCCGCCCTCAAAATCTTCGCCTTGTTCGGTTAGTATAATACTAAAAGACAATTTTCTAAACTCAGAGAAATTTTTATCTGGTATGCCGCCAATTGGAACATCAGAGTGCCACTCATATTTTCCTTGATATAAACTAGAATACTCAGTATACTGAAATGATTCATATCCATTCAAAACAAAATTGTAATGACGAATGTTAATGTCATTTAACACCTCATTCATTCTTTCAAATATCCAGTAGTTATCTTCTTTTGGCCATATCCAAGCAATGTTGGACTTTCGACTTTCAGTAAGTTCTGGATTTTGTCCACCAACTTCACCTTTTTTTAATTCATCTAATGATGATGGCATTAGACTAATCAATTTATCAAATTCTTGTGAGGAAAATGGATATGTTAACGCATATGGTTCCATTGCCCTTGATCTAAAATCTGGATTGTTACAAATTCCAACATATTCAGTCATTCTTTTCTCCTTGTTTTGCAACCACTACAATATACAATCCATTCCACCAGTCTTTTGAACTTTCGATACCATTCAGAATTTTTTTGTGATATAGAATATTTAAACCAGCATTTTTGATGCCATCATCTGCACCATCTACAATACCATCCCAATTTGCATCATCAAAAATTAAAATTGCTTCATCGTCAAGTTTGTTTGCATAGTATATTACTGCATTTTTTGTTGATTCATAATCATGAGGACCATCATAGAACATAAATTTTACTGGTTCATCGATCAAATCTTTATTGACCATTAAGAAGTCAGCATCAATTGTGTGCAAATTACTTTCTTGCACAAGAGGTTCAATGTTTTCAATAAATGCATCAAATTTATTATCTGGCATTGTGAATTGATTGTTTTGTGGTTGAATGCCTTCAGACCAGTTATCAATTGCCCATGCTTTAATTGTGTTTCCTCTTAATGCTGATGCAAGTGTCGCACCCATTGCAGTACCAATCTCAAGATAGTTGCCGGCAAGTTTTGCAGTACGATTAATGATTTTTTGAACTCTAGGGCTAGTCAATCCTTTAATATTAATGATCACATTCTCTTTTGCTGATTCTGCAACAATGTCTGCCATTGCAGATACCATTGGTGTGATAAACTCGGTGGCCTTCTTATCATAAATCTTATCGCAGTAGTGACAGTCCCAACAATCAAACTTACATGTTTTAATTTTTTTGCGCCAAACATCAATGGGTTTTTCTTCAAGATTGTTGACTGAGATATAGTCATTAAACTGATCAAATAAGATTTCTTCACCTTTGGCAAATCTTTTAATAATATCCATTGTTTCAAAAAGTCTTGTTGGCGCTTCACGCCCATGCATTTTAATTACATCGATGCCTAAATCTTCAACGAATTCTACCCAATCTTCACGCCATGGTGGAAAATTAGCAGTCTTGAGTGCCAGCGCATTGTCTTGATACTCCCATTTCGTGCAACTCACACGACTAGATGGTGCATTAAAATATTGTGGGGCATCGCCTGATCTGATGTTATTGTATTCAAAGTGTTCTACCATGTATGCACATTGTCCCAAACAACCCTCATTTGCAAGTAGACTAAGTTTGATAGGCATACCATTTTTATGACAATATTCTTTTGCATATTTGATTCTCAACAATGCATCACGATCTCGCATCAAATCACGATCAAGATTGATATAGTGAAAACCTGCTTGTGCAAGATTAACAACTTCGGTTGCAGTATGAACATCTCTGAGAATTGTATTCTTAATCATCAATTTAGGAAATGTTTCTTGAATCTGACCTGTTGCAACCCAATGCGTATGTGGTAGCGTAGCAATGTGAATGCCAGCATCATAGTATGGCTTGAAATTTTCAATCCACAAATCTAGATTTTCTTGTGTTGGTGGCACTTGAATATTGTTGAATGTTGCGCTAATTGGTATACCAAGTGCTTCTTGAATGTTTCTAGCGGCTAAAATGGCTTGTTCATAATCGCCATCATTTTTAAACAAGTCTCCCATTGCATCTTGCAAAAATGGTGCAATTCTTGATGTGAAATACACATCGTAAATCCAGTCTTTGTATTCATGTAGAAATGTCAAAAATTTAAAATACTGTTCTTCAGATAATTTCGGATTCAATGGTACACTAAAAATTTTCATACTTCACCCTCAAAATAAAAGTTTAATTGCATATTCTATATAGGCCGCCACAGGATACAAAAAAGCATAAATAGATGGTACAAATGAACTTTTTAGAGGGGCATCCATGAGTGCAACGAAACCAGCAAGCAGAGAAGAACTAAAAGAATATTGCCTAAGAAGACTTGGTGCACCAGTAGTTGAGATCAATGTGGCAGATGAACAGGTGGAAGACTGCATTGAATTGTCGCTTCAATATTTCCATGACTATCACTTTGATGGCACACAAAAAGTCTATCTAGCCCACCAAGTTACCGAAACCGATGTGCAAAATCGATACATTGACATACCGCAATCTGTTATCGGCGTAATCAATATCTTTGATATTGGTAGCACATATTCTACCAACAATCTTTTCAACATTCGCTATCAGATCGCATTGAATGACCTCTTTGCTTTCAACTACGGACCTTTTGCACCATACTACATGGCACTTCAAAACATTCGTCTAGCCGAAGAACTCTTTGTCGGTAAACAATCTCTACGATTCAATCGTCATCAAAACAAACTCTACATTGACATGGCATGGGGAGAAAAGGTTGTTGTTGGCGAATACATTATTGTAGAGGGCTATCAGATTCTTGATCCAGACACATACACCGATGTATACAATGACCTTTGGCTCAAGCGATACACTACTGCACAGATCAAAAAGCAATGGGGTGAGAATCTCAAAAAATTTGAGGGGCTACAAATGCCAGGCACAATCACATTCAATGGCCAGAAAATTTGGGATGAAGCACTTGATGAAATTGGTAAACTAGAGGAAGAGATGTTGAATTCATACTCACTTCCTGTATCAGATATGACTGGCTAACAATGCGTAATCGATTTTTTAATCAGTACTCTACTGCATCCGAACAGAATGTACTGGAAGATTTAATCATAGAATCCATCAAGGTTTATGGCATTGATGCATACTATCTTCCAAGAACACATGTCAATCTAGACTTGCTCTACAAAGAAGATACAAGTATTATTTATGATGATGCGTTGCCACTTGAAGTTTATCTTAAAACATTTGATGGTTACTTAGGGCAAAACGATTTCATTTCAAAGTTTGGTTTGCAGATCGATGAATCAATGACATTCACACTTGCAAAGAAAAGATTCTTGCAAGTACTGCAACCAAAACTCATGACAGAATATAGTTACAATTTTATCAACGAAGATGGGCATGGGCTTGTACAAGAAGGTGGTTACGATTACTCAACATACATTCGTCCACTTGAAGGTGACCTCATTTGGTTTCCATTTACTCAAGATTTATTTGAAATTAAGTTTGTTGAAGTTATTGAAACACTCTTTCAACTTGGCAAACTTTATACCTTTGAATTGCGATGCGATAAGTATGACTACACCAGCGATAAACTAGACACAGATGTTGCAGAAATTGATCAACTGGAAACTGACTTTAGTGTGTCAACAGATAACTTTCCAGCCATGCTACTTGAAGATGAAACTCAACTTCTTAATGAAGACGGCACAATATTTCTGCAAGAAGGCAACAATGTTCAAAGCAAAGATGCGGCCGCACAAAACGAATTCATTCAATCTCAAATTGGTGACGATGACATTCTCGACTTCTCTGAGAAGAATCCGTTTGCACAAACAAGGATATTTTAATCATGCCAATGTTCGGACACAATTATTATCATACCACGCTTAGACGCTATGTAATTATGTTTGGCAATCTCTTCAATGAGATTCAAATTCATCGTTACAATGAAGCAGGTGCTAAAGTGCAAACAGTAGCGGTGCCTATCTCTTATGGACCAAAACAAAAGTTTATTGACAGAGCAATTGCTGATCCAACAGGTTTTAAAAGTGTTTCTACTGTACTACCACGCTTGGCATTTTCAATGAACACGATGACTTATGCTGGGCTTCGAAAATTAAATAGTACACTTAAGTTTCAAAATGTTGTCAATCAATCTGCAAAAACTGCATCTTCAGTTTTTTCGCCAGTTCCGTATGACATGAATTTTACACTTTCTTGTCTTACAAGAAACGCAGAAGATGGTACACAAATTATAGAACAAATTTTACCATTCTTCACACCTGATTTTACTGTTACAATGAAAGTCTTGCCGGAAATGAATGTGACGCTAGACATACCAATTGAATTAACTTCAGTTACTTCAGATGATCAATATGAAGGCGACTTTGATACTAAACGAGTATTGACATGGGACTTAGATTTTATTGTTAAAGGTTATTTGTTTGGACCAATACGAAGCAACAACAAAGTTATTATTAATGAAGCAACTATCAATACATTTGATGGTTTTGATGCAACCATTCCAGCATTTACAATTACAAAACCAGAATAACAGGATAGAAAAATGGCAAAACAAACAATCAATATTGGCTCAACCGCTAACGATGGAACAGGTGATCCGTTAAGAACGGCGTTCAATAAGACAAACGAAAACTTTACTGAAATCTATGACATTGCAAATAGCGCATTTAGTCAAGCAAATAGTGGTGGTGATGGTGGTGGGCTTACTGCTAACTCTGCTTGGTCTACTGCAAATGCGGCATTCAATCAAGCAAATTCTGTTTATTTACCTTCTGTTACTCGTTTGAATGTTACACATAGTGGTGCTTCTGCATATTTATTTGATCAATATTCTGGAAACAATCCTACAATAAAAATTACTGCTGGCGAAACCATAGCATTTAATTTAAATATTGGTGGTCATCCATTTGTAATTCGTGAATCTTCTGGAGGAACAAATTACAATACTGGTCTTACTCATGTATCTACAACGGGAACAGTTTCAACAGATGCATCAGCCCAAGGAAAAGTATCAGGAACTCTTTACTGGAAAGTTCCTGCAATATTAGCAGGTAACAATTATGTTTATCAATGTCAAGCCCATTCAGGAATGGTTGGAGTATTTGAAATTAAAGAATCAAATGGCAATCCTTTTAACCAAAATTTAAATACTTCAAATAATGTAACATTTAATAAAGTTACCGCAAACAATGTTCAATTCAATAATCTCACTTATGCTGATTTACCTCAATCACCAAATATTATAGCAGGACAAAGAGCATTCATCAATGATGCAAATCTTGAAGCAGTTGAAAATTTTGGCGAAGTAGTAGGTGGTGGTGGCGCTAATTCAGTTCCAGTATGGAGTGATGGGACAAATTGGCGTATTGGATAAACTATGAAAAAAACAATAGATGAAAAAATTAACGATGTTCTTGATGTAACATCTACAGAGATTGTAGCAAAACCGGTTACAACTGTAATCAAAAAAGATACAGTCATTATTGATACTACTGATGACTATGAGTATGCACGAAACAATCTCAAAGGTTTAATTGAGAATGGCAAAGATGCGATGGAAAATATTCTCTTTCTTGCCAAAGAAGGTGAATCAGCACGAACCTATGAGGTTGTAGGACAACTGATTAAGACACTTGCAGACACAAACAAAGACTTGCTCGACCTTGCAAAGAAGTCAAAAGAACTCAAAACAGAAAAAGAAGAAAAGTCTGGTAGAACACAAATTCAAAATGCGCTTTTTGTGGG